GGAACTGATGTTGAATCATTTATAGATAATCTTGGAGCAGTAGTAAATTCTGCACCAGTTTCAGCAGTAATACCTTTCGATGTAGATTTAGGAGCAGCAGCAACAACTTTAAAAATAGATGCATCAGTAGCTGGAACTCCTGGTAACTCACTTACTATTAGTAGTGGATCAGCCGCAGGAGGAGACCCAGTATCAGGAAATATATTTACTTTAGCAGGAGGTACCGATACTACAACAGCTACAGCAGATTCATTTATTTTACATACTTTAGGAAAAGGAGAAATATACAATAACGCTATAGATGCTACAACTATTCAAGAAAATAGCGATAGCTCTTTAGTAACTGGTTCTTCAGATAATATTAGATGGGAAATATCTAACGTTAATTCAGACTTAGGAACTTTTAGTTTAAGTGTTCGTCAAGGTGATGATAGTTTAAAAAATAAAATAGTATTAGAAACGTTTAACGATCTTTCTTTAGATCCTAATTCTCCTAACTATATAGAAAGTGTAATAGGAAACCAACATAAATTACTATCTACTGATGGTGATGGTTCTAAATATATCGCTACACATAAAGAATATGTCAATAAATCAAACTACATTAGAGTAGCAGCAGTAAATACTCCTACATTAGATTACTTATCTACGGATGGAGTAACAGTTAACACAGACGCACAAGGAGTAAGTTATGCTAGTTCTCTTCCAATAGCACAATCAGGTTCATTCTACGATGCTGCAGGAGCTTTATATGCATCAGATAGACAAGCTAAATTCTTTGGAGAGATAGATAGTATAGATACACAAGGATTAACACCTGGTTGTTATTCAGATGTAATATCAGTATTAGAGAATAGTGATGACTATATTTTCAATATCATCTCTGCACCAGGATTAGCTTATAGACTAACCGGACACAGTACAGAAATCGACAGTATTATCTCATTAGCAGAAACTAGAGGAGATTGTATCTCAGTAATAGACTTAGTTGACTATTTGGTAACTGGAGAATCAACTGTAACAGGACAAGCAGCATTACTTAACAGTTCTTATGCAGCTTCTTACTGGCCATGGCTACAAACTCAGGCTGCTACAGGTAAAAACGAATGGGTACCAGCATCAGTTGTAATACCAGGAGTATATGCCTTTACAGATAATAGTTCAGCTCCATGGTTTGCACCAGCAGGATTAGTAAGAGGAGGAATTACTGGGGTAATTCAAGCACAAAAGAGATTAACAAGAACTCAAAGAGATACATTATACTCTAAGAAAGTTAATCCAATCGCTTCATTCCCAGGTCAAGGCATTTCAGTATTTGGACAGAAAACATTACAAACTAAAGCTTCTGCTTTAGATAGAGTAAATGTAAGAAGATTATTAATCGAATTGAAGAAATTCATCGGTGATCAAGCAAGAAACTTAGTATTTGAACAAAATACAATTGCAACAAGAAATAGATTCTTAGCAACAGTTAATCCATACTTAGAATCAGTAGTACAGAGACAAGGTCTTTATTCTTACAGAGTAGTAATGGATGATTCAAATAACACTGCAGACGTAGTAGACAGAAATCAATTAATAGGTCAAATCTTTATTCAACCAGCTAAAACTGCTGAATTCATAGTACTAGACTTTACAATTGAGCCAACTGGAGCAACATTTGTAGGATAATTTTAAATTAAGATATTTATAATAAACAATAAATAAAATGGCAGTATTAGACCCGAACGAAATTATGTTTAGAGCCTTCGAACCGAAGGTACAAAATAGATTTATCATGTATATGGATAACATTCCATCCTTCATGGTAAAAACAGTATCAGCTCCTTCTTTTGAAGACGGAGAGGTAGTTCTTGACCACATTAACTCTTATAGAAAAATAAGAGGAAAAAGAACCTGGAATGATATGGATATGACACTATATGATCCAATCACACCATCCGGAGCTCAAGCAGTAATGGAATGGGCAAGACTATCTTACGAATCAGTAACTGGTCGTGCTGGATACTCAGACTTCTACAAAAAAGACTTAACTCTTAATGTACTAGGTCCTGTAGGAGATGTAGTATCAGAATGGATTGTTAAAGGTGCTTTCATCAAAACAATGTCTCAAGGAGACTTTGATTGGTCATCACCTGACGCAGTAGAGCTATCAATTACAGTAGCAATGGATTACTGCGTATTGAATTACTAATACAGCCTTAATTATAACATAAAGCTCGATTTATTTCGGGCTTTTGTTGTTTTAAAAAAGTATTCTTCGTATATTTATATTAAGAACTAGTTTTAATTAATAAGATTTATGGAACAAACACAAAAATTCCCAACGGAGATAGTAGATCTACCTTCTATGGGTAAACTCTATTCAAAAGAATCCCCATTATCTAGCGGTACAATAGAAATGAAGTATATGACTGCTAAAGAAGAGGATATACTAACTAATCAAAACTATATTGAAAAAGGTATAGTAATTGATAAATTGCTTAAAGCTCTTATAGTAGATAAGACTATTAACTATAATCAGCTTTTAGTAGGAGATAAAAATGCTCTATTAATAGCAGCACGTATATTAGGATACGGTAAAGATTATGAGTTTACTTATAATGGACTAACAGAGAAAGTAGACCTGTCCCTTCTAGATAATAAAAAGTTACATCCAGATATTGAAAAAGCATCTGAAAATGCTTTCAACTTTACCCTACCTACCACAGGACACGTTATTACATTTAAGTTACTTACACACGGAGATGAATCAGCAATAGATCAGGAAGTAAAAGGACTTAAAAAAATTAATAAAGAATCATCAGCTGAATTATCTACCAGACTAAAGCATATGATAACAGCTATTAACGGTGACGCAGAGAAAAAAACAGTTAGATCATTCGTTGATAATCAATTCTTAGCAAGAGACTCTAGAGCGTTTAGAAACTACCTTAGAGACTTTCAACCAGATGTAGACATGAAGTTCTACCCAGAGAATGGTCCAGAAGGGGGGATAGACATCCCAATTGGGGTTAATTTTCTTTGGCCTGACGCCGTCGTATAGATTATCGGTATTTACGCAAATTCATGAAATAGTATTCCACGGCAAAGGAGGGTTTGATTACGATACGGTATATAATATGCCCATATGGTTAAGAAACTTTACTTTTCAGAAATTACAAGACCATTTCGAAAAAGAAAAAGCTGAATACGATAAAATAAATAAGAAATCGCAGACAATGAAAGGCGGTAAAATAAAGAAACCATCCTACAGTACAAGGGCTCGTAAATAACGCGAGCCTTTACTATTTATAATAAACTCATCATATAAATGGCAGATATAAATGTAGATATGCAAAGACTGTTGCAGCAGTTAAAAGAGCTTGACGTTGCACCACGTCAAATAGAAGCTATAAGAAGAGCGTTTGATGGAACTGCTAAAGGAACCGAGGAATTTGCTGCTGCAGTCGAATTAGCTGAAGCTAAAATTGAAAATGCAAGAGGCGCCGCTGAAGCTCTAAATACTCCCTTTGCTAGCTTGCAAAAAATTCTACTAGAAAATGTAGCAGCATTAGATACACAGAACTCAGCAGTAGGTAAAGCAAAAGAGTTGCAAAAGAAAGTTTTAAGTGTTTCTAGAGAGCTTCTTTACGATAATCAAGGATTAGTTGATTTAAATAAAAGACAGTTAGAGAGTAAATTATCTACATTAGAAAAATCAAGAGAAGAGTTAGTACTCAACCAAGATTTAGCAAAATCGCAATTAGAAGCTTTAGAGAACTCAGATAAAGACATAAAAAACAAAGCTGAGAAGGTTAGGCTATTAAAGGAAGTTGTCGAGTATAACGCGAGAGAAGACGATGGACTTAAAGGTATTATAGAAAAAACAAAGGAGAGGTTAAACCTAGAAAGAGCAATAAACCAGAATATGGGTGTTGCCGGAGCTTTAGTAGGAGGTACAGGTGCATTAATGGAGAGACTAGGTATGAGATCTGGTATTTTCCACCAAGCTATGGAAGACGCCAACGAAGAAATGCGCGAAATGGGTAAGAGTATGGGAAAAAATGTTTCCTTTATGAATAAACTTAAAATAGCAGCAAAAGGTTTTTCAACTTTAGCAGATGGATTTGGACCTGCATTAAGAGACCCGACAGTTATAGTAGGTAAGATAGTATCTGCGTTCTTTGATGTAAATAAAGCACAAACAGAATTTATTCAGTTAACAGGTCAGTCAGCAGCCTCACTCGGTGGAGTAAATACCGAAGTAGCTGCTATGACGGATTTGCTGAAAACTGCAGCATCTTTTACTAAACAGACAGGATTAAATGCAGCCGCTATATTTACACCACAGCAGATAGGTCAAATAGCAGACGCTACAGAACTACTAGGCATTTCAGCTGAACAAGGAGTTAAGCTTGGAATGATAATGAAACAGACAGGTAAGTCTGCTAATGAAATAGGAGATGCTATATTCGCTAATGTTGACGCAGGGATAGCAAATAAGGTAGTATACGAAGATGTATTAAGCGCTTCTGATGACATAGTTGCTTCATCAGGTGGTAACGTAGAAGCATTAGGTAGAGCAGCATCTGCTGCTAGAAAACTTGGAATGGACTTATCTAAAGTAAATCAAATAGCTGACGGTTTACTGGACTTTGAATCATCAATTGAAAGTGAACTAGAAGCACAACTCCTTACAGGTAAGAATATTAACTTAAGTAAAGCAAGAGAATTAGCATTAAATAATGATCTTGAGGGAGTAGCAAAAGAATTAGAAAAAAACGGAGCATCGGCAGCAGAATTTGCTAAAATGAACCGTATCCAGCAACAGGCTCTAGCAAAAGCAATGGGAATGTCTAGGGAAGAACTGGGTAAGATGGTGTTAACCAAAGAAGCAATGGCTGATATGTCAGCCGATGAAATTGCAAACGCTAGAGGAATGACCTTAGAACAGTCTAAACAAATGGACATTCAAGCAAAAATCCAGAAATCTATGGATAGGTTAGCACAAGCATTTGCTCCAATACTTGAAGCAGTAGTGCCTATAGTAGAAACATTATTAACAATAATCAGGCCCATAGCAGCCGCAATCGGGTATCTTTTAAAGTTTAAAGCAGTATCTATTGCATTAACAGCAGTACTAAGTACAATAGCCGGTTTTTTCGCAGTTAAAAAAATAGCTAATTTTGTCGGTGTAGGAATAAAAGGATTTAATGCAATGCGTGCTTCTATGTCTGGAATGGGCGGAGGTTTAGAATCCTTAAAAGGATTATTTGGAAAAGCAGGGAAAAGCATAACAGACTCATTCAGTAAAGGGTTAGGAGATAAAACAAAAGTAGCTTTTGATAAAAGCATAAATCGATTTAGAGATCAAGCAACTGGCAAATTAGTATCTGCTGATAATGCAAAAAAATTAGGAGCTAAGATGCCTGACAGTTTAAAGAAAACTGGCGATACTGTAGGGGATTTAGGAAAGAAAACAAAAGACATAAAAGCCGATTCCGGAGCAGGCATCAGAGGATTTCTTAAAGGACTAGGAGATGGATTAGCATCTATCGGTAGACAGATAGGCGATGTTATAAAAGGTTCTATAGCTATAGGAGTAGCAGGAGTAGTTTTAGGCGGTTCATTCGCACTTGCTCTAAGGATGGTTAAAGATGTAGATCCGGCACAAATGCTTGCATTTGCAGGATCGTTAAGTATGTTAGGACTAACCTTAGCAGTATTAGGAAAAGTTGGAGGAAGCATAATCCAAGGAGCTTTAGCAATGGGAATATTAGGAGTTGCTTTAATACCCGCAGCATACGGATTAAGTTTACTTAAAGATATAAACCCAGGACAGATGTTTGCCTTTGCAGGTGCATTAACACTCTTAGGATTAGCAGCAGCAGGTTTAGGCTTTTTACTTCCTTTTATAGCAGCTGGAGCAGGTGCAATAGCACTACTAGGAGCATCATTAATTCCAGCGGCACTAGCATTTAACCTACTTGGAAATACTCCTATTGATTCTATTATTTCTAAATTAACTGGATTAGCAGCAATAGCACCTCAACTCTTACTAGTAGGAGCAGGATTAATGGGTATAGCAGCAGGCT